GGAGAGTATCAATCGTTGTCCATTAATCCGCAAGCCCCTGACACCATGTCAGGGAATATTGCGTATTCTTATGTTCAACGAGTGGAGATCAAGAAAAGAGTACCAGCTCCTGTGTCTTACTTCCCGCAGCAAAGGATAAAGCTAGATGCTTTCAAGATCACCGATCTTTTAGCAATCCTAGCCAAGTCCAAATACTTTTAAGGAGTAAAATACCATGGCAGCAATGACCACGGTCCTTGAGGAGTTTTCCGTAAATGGGAATTCCAAAACATACACGGTTAGTAGCCACACCACTGTGAAACCACAGTTGGTTATCTCTAGTAGGCGTGTACCAGGTCAGAATCAGACCGTTGCAGAAAATACTGTTCGCGTTGTATACGCGACTGTAGATTCTGCTGGCGATCCGATACCTGATCGAGTCTCGTTTGGTGCTACGTTACGCGTTCCCATTTATGGGGCTAGCGCTGACGTAACTGCAGCGAAGGCTGTCTTTCGCGATTTTGTTGCGAGTGACGAGTTCGATGCGATGGTCTCAGCTCAAAGCCATCCTGCTTAATGGACGTATCTTCATTCTATTCCTCATCCTAGTTATACTAGGTGGACTAGATTGTCGGTACGAACATTGGGTGGATGGCCTGATCTTGACCTTATACCCAGATAATCCGCCTGGGGCAACTCTACTTCAGAGTTGTCCGGTGACGTCCTTCCCAAAAGGAAGGTGATTAGACTGGTATACTTACCAAACGGAGTATTCTTATGATAGAAACTCAATCTATAGCGTACGACATATGTCGACTCTATTTGAAAGACTCACGCCAGGTCCTAGGAGACCTTTATGAACCTATTCTCGGACATGTCCGAGCTAGGAACTTAGAGGCCCTCTGTGGATTATGTGATCAGTACCGCGGGTATATACATACCGCGGACCTGTATCGTACCCTATCGCAGATCTCTGCGTTCTTTAAAAAGAATGCAGATTTCTCTGATCCCGAACGGTGTCTCACAGCAGCGACTGCCTCATTCTATGAGGCGGAGGCGCAGTGCGAAGACACTAACGAACGGTTAGAGAATTCCTATGTCGAACACCTTTATGGTGATTTCGAAGAGGAGGTGGCGATAATGCAAAACTACATCCGTAGTCTGCTTGGTGACTTTACAGGGTTCTTCGGCACCTTGCCGCAAAGAATTCAGATCACATCTGGAGCTACTGCTACCCGGAGCCGTGCTAAGTCGTTACCTTATCTTAAGGTGACGATGAAGCCCGAATGCTCCCCACACGCGGTCCCAATTCTCCGCAGCCTGTACCGATACTTCGGGGCAGGCGAGCCGAGATGCAAGACTTTAATGTGGAACAGGGTAGAAGCTGTACCCAAGAACTGGAAAACGCATCGTCTCATAGCTTGTGAACCAACACATAATGTGCCAATTCAACTTGCATTTGACGACTATGTTAAAGGTAGGTTACAATCCCGAGGGATTGACCTTACCGACCAGTCTTTAAATCAAGAGTTAGCCCGTAAAGGTTCTATAGATGGCAGCCTTGCCACCAT